ATTTGCTTATATTGAAGGCTTTATCGCATCTCTATTTACAAGAACACCTGCAGTCGTTATCGGTCATGATATTGCTGCTACTGGTGGTGATGCTAAAATGGCACAGGCTGCAAGCAACAGATTCTTATACAACCAGAGAGAACAGTTAGAGATTGCTAGTCGTTTGGCATTGATCTATGAATACAGTGCTCTTAAGCTTTGTCCTGAGCCATCTGACGAAATGCTTGATAAGGTTTCCATTGAAGCTCTACCCTGTTGGGAAGTTATTGTTGACCGTGATGCATGCTCTGAACAAGACAGCAGATTTATTGGACACAACTACTATATGACCATGGTCGAAGCCAAACAAAAGTGGGGCAACAAGAAGTTTACACCGGTTCCAAAGAGAGATTACTTCGATCAATATTCAGACAGAAACACTTATACTGCTTCAGACTATGCTGATCTACCTGATGATTATCTCTATGTTGAAATTGTAGAGATCTATGATACGCTACATGACGAAGTCTACTACTGGTCACCAAACTGGTCAAACGGTGATAGACTTCTTTCCTCAGGTCGTATTCCAATCAGAACTTATAACGACAATCCTCTGCCAAATATTACGACACTTTACTATACACGTTGTCCTAATAAGCCGATGGAAGGTCTATCAGCAATGTCTCGTGTTTATGACCAGATCTACGAGAAGAATATTCTGAGAACTTATTGGGCTAATGCTGTTAGACGTGATAGTCGCCAATACCTCTACAAAGAAGGTGCATTTGACGAAGAGCAGTTGAGCAAGATCACAGCAGGTATCGATGGTGCAATGATTGGTGTTGATGAAGACAATTTAGGTGGTCTCATTCAGCAGGTTGGTGTCGAACCTATTTCATCTAACTTTGACAGATACTTGGCTTACATCGAACAGGATATTAATCGAGGCAGCATCTTGGCACCATTCTCTCGTGGTGAAGCAACCAAAGCCACGGCTACTGAGATCACAGCATTGGCACAATACAGTGCATCTGAAATCGGTAAGATGGCCAGAGAAAAAGACGGTGCATTGGAAAGATTGGTCAACATCTACATCAGACTTCTAGATCTACTATCTGAAGATGGTGAAACTGCTGTGCTTGATGTCGAAGGTGAAGCTCGTGTTTTAACACCATCAGATTTGGAAGGCAAGTTTAGAATTAATGCATTGGACCAGGGATCAACACCTCTATCAGATGCCATTAGAAAGCAAAACTTGTTATCACTACTTCCAACTTTACAAGCATTAGGTGTTCAGCCTCGAAAGGTCTTGGAAGAAATCATTAGAGCATACGAACTACCCAAAGACTTTTTAGAAGAAGCTCCACCACCTCAGGCCACTGCACCTGGACCCTCAGCTGCTGATGTCGAAAATATTGAAGGTGGTGCTGAAGAACAAGTAACCGATGCCGAGCTTCTTGCTCAGGCACTTAGACCAGGAAGTGCATGATGTTTATTAGACAATGTCCTGAATGTGGAAAAGACATAAAGCATAATTCAGCAAAAAATCTGAGAAGAGCTATAAAAACTAATAGGCCTTGCAGAAAGTGTGGGACCACCCCCGAAGCTATTGAAGCAAGACGACAAGGTATTAGAAAATCTATCAGAGAAGGAACTTGGGTCAATTCCCAAAAAGGTGTAAAACAATCACCTGAGCATGTTAGAAAACGTTTAGAATCTCGCGGTATAAACTATGTAGAAGGTCCTTCATGGACACAAGGCACAAGAGGCCAGTACAATAATTGGGCTAGAAAAGTCAAAGAAAAAGACAATAGACGCTGTGTTTACTGCGGTTCAAATAAAAAACTACATGCTCATCATATACTTTCAAAACACAAACATCCTGAATGGTCTTTATTTGTCAACAATGGGATTACCCTATGTCATGACTGCCATTGGGATGAACACAGAATAAATAAATATATTTAAAGGAGGCTACCATTCCACTATACGACTACCGATGCGCATTTGACGGATATCGAGAAGAGATCTTGATGTCATATGACAGAACAAAAACCTGTGAAGTCATTTGTCCTTCATGCGGAAATGCTATGAACAAACTGATGTCTATGCCTGCTAAAACACCAACTGCTTGGAATGGTGGTTGGACTGACGGCATGGACCACACTTATTTTTCTAAAGCTCTTGGCCGTAAGGTCGCCAACAAGAGAGAAGAAGAAAAGATCTTAAATGCTCAAGGCTTTGTTTCAGAATCTGAATTAGGCGCAGGCTGGATTGAGAAGAAGCAAGCAGAAATTGTTGAAAGAGCTGCTGAGCAGGATAGACGTGCAGATGTCTATAATAAGACTTTGGCTGAAACTGGCGATGCCAACAAGGCCATGACCGAAGCTTTCCCAGCAAGCGATTGTTTGGATGGCACACTTGACAAACTATATGATCAAAAAATAACCATTTAATAAAGGAGAATAAAATGGCAAAAGAAATGCTCGTAATTGGTGTCGGTTCCCGTCCTGAAGGAGAGCCGATGGGTGATGAACTAGAAATGGCAGAAGAAGCTGATGCTGAAATGTTTGAAGCAATGGCTCCAGAAGGTGATTTTACTAGTAGAGGTCTCGATCCTCTTGTCAGGGCTACTAATCGTATGCTTCCTCTTTTTGACCAAACTGGCGATTACCCAATGGTGGAAGATACTGAAAAACTACCGACCGACTTCGTAAGAATCTTGGCTATGTTTCAGGCTGCTGTCGATGAGGCAATTGATGAAGACGTTGTAAATGAAGAAATGCGTATTTCTTTGGACGATGTCCGTGATGACACAGCTCTTATGACTATTGCAGGTAAGCTCGATATGCTAGCTAAGGACCGTGAATTTAAGCGTTTCCTCGAGGCTCCAATGGAAGAAGAAGAAACCATGGCCGAAGAGATGCGTGAAGAAACTGGTGCTACACCTATGTCAGCCGACGAAGAAGACGAATTCATGATGGGACGTATGTGATGCCTATTTACAAATCAAAAGGTGGATACAAAATAAAAAACGTCAAAGGTAAGTCTAAGACAAAGAAGGCTGCAAAGAGACGTCTTCGTGCTGTCAAAGCTTCTCAGGCTAAAAAGAAGACCACTTACAAAAAAAAGAAATAATCTGTCCTATTGGGTCCGGGACTAAGGGGACCCACATCCATTACAAACAAAGGAGAAAACAATGGAAACTGGAGAACTATCCAATACTTCCGTTGAGGTTAACGAGACTGCAGAGGCAGCACCTCAGACTGAAGAAACTATAGACGATGTCATTGATAACTTTACCCTCGATGACTTAATGGCATACAGTGCAGAGAATGACGAGCTCTTTACTGATGATGCTCAGCACAAAGGCATGAAACCCTTAAACGAATGGATCCATAATGTTCCTGAAGATGTCAGAAAGCATTTGGCTAATATTCGTGCTGATTATACCCGTAAGACACAAGAACTGGCTCGGATGAGAAAAGAAGTGGAAGAAGCACAGGCAGCACAAAGACGTCAGAATGAAAATATTCTGAATGGTGCAACTGCTAAACTGACACAAAACATTGATGAAGAATCTGAATATGACTTATTCGATCCAGAGGGTATGAAAGCAGAGATCCAACGTCAGGCAAAGCTTATGCTCCGTGATATGTTACAGCCTGCTCAGGAAGAACTTCAAGTTCAACAGAGACGTCTTGAGCTAGATCAATTTAAAGCTGCTAACCCGGAACTAAGTGATCCTGAATATAGAACTGCAATTGTTGGTCTACTTAAAGATCGACCAGAACTTAAATTGGAAGATGCTTTCTATATTGTCAAGTCTAAAATAGGTGCGACCCGTCTACAAGAAGAAAGAGCAGAACTAGCCGAGCGTAAGGCACGTCAAAAGGAAATGGCCTTGCTCTCAGCAAGAGGCACTAGAACACGTCCTCAGGGACAACCCAAGTTCAAGAATGCCTTAGAAGCATATAAGTGGCATAAGTCTCAGTTGTCACGATAATTCACAGCGCCCTGTGGTAATAGCTGCAGGGCGCTCTCTGT